TGCCGTGGCTCTTACTCCTGCTAAACCAGCCCTAACTAATCCACCGAAGGCTGGTCCAAAGATCGCACCTGCGGCGGCGGAAGCGACACGGGTTACTAATCCTATGTTTTCTTGGGTCCCTACTTTCTTGTCTGCCTCCTCTTGTATTTTTGCTTGTATTGTATGATATTCAAGAATAGCCTTCTGTGCAGCGCCATTGGCTTCTTCTAGTTGCTTTATAATATCATTATATATCGCAGCAGCATCGGGATTTTCCTGTTTTAAAGGCTCCAAAACTTCAGTTATTACTCTAACAGTTTCGTCGTTAATTGCAACGCCTTCGTCACTGGCTCCTTTACTAATTATCGGAGAAACACTTTCAGAAACTCCACCGGCCACCATGCTGGTATTAAAATTCTCACTGTTGCCCACCCCTATCGAGGACATCGTCGCATTAGCACCAAGAAATAAATCGGTGGCTTTATCGATATTTTCAATTACTTTGGAGCCGTTTTCTTCAATGTATGCTCCTGACTCAGGGAAGTTTTCTTTATCAAAGCCAGGAATACCAAGTTGTTCAAAAATATCAGCCATCTATCAACCAACTCCTAGCAATTGTATTATTTCCTGAGCACTTAAAGGAATCGTTATTAAGTCACCTGGAGAGATGTCGCCTTCTGTTGGGCGTCCATTATACCACGCGATAATCCACCATAACTTTGGATCTCCATAATATCGAGCAGCCAGATTATAATACCTATCCGCAGCAGTCCAAACGTGTGTTGTTGTTGCGATATTAGCGCGATCTACCACGCTTGGATGATACAAAACAGGGGTCTCGTAGTGAGTAAGACCCTTTTCTTTGTTTCTGCTTTTTCTGAGGGGCTGATAGTACTCGCTGCTGTTTAATAATTTTCTATGTGTATTGTATCTGGACATTGTTTTGTTCTCTTTAATCTATATAACTGGAGAGATCACCCTCGGCAGCGACATATCCCTCGATAGCACTTTCCAAATAATCAAGTTTATTTTGCTGACGGTCTGAAAGTGTTTCGCCGGCATCCTTTTTTCTATTGAGCCGTTCCGCTCTTTTAATATCTTTTTCAAACCTTTTTTTCCCAAACATTCCATTGTATCCGCGGGCTACTGCATTTGCTCTGTCTTGCTCGGCGGCTTCTCGACCTCGTTCTTTGGCTTGACGATCTGCAATTTTTGCATCGTATCCTCCGATAGGAAACTGAGATTTTTCTATTTCCAAAGGCGCATTGTAAGGAAACGAGTTATCTTTGAAATAGCTAAACTGTTCTTCGGCTTCGAGGTCTTCAAACGGCCCCCATCCCAAAACAGATTCGTGAATAACTTTAAAATCTATGCTAACCTCAATCAACTTTGGTAAAATTGTGTTTGGTGCTGTTTGGATAACGCCAGCGGCGGCATTTTCGAGATTGTGATTAATGTTCACACTTGTAATCACACCAAGCAAGCCTTGTGAGGGATTGTTTGCCGAAACGTATTTATCAAATAAGAGACCAGCGGAGCCATAGTCGCGGTACTCGGATGATGTTCCAGACGACACCAAATTCATTAACTTCAATCTTACAAGCGGACTTTGAGAGAGCGTATTAATGTTACTGCCGAGATCAGCATAGTTGGGATAAAGGAACTGGGCGAGTTTTTGAACTCTTCCTAAGTTCTCATATGCTTCGCCAATTGTATCAGCAGGAATCTTCCAACCCAAGGTTATATTTCTTGTTGTGTTCTTAAAAGTATAAATTGGGTCAGTTCTACCAAATACAGTATCAGGAGTCCAGTCTGAAGAATAGTTTTCACTAAATGTTGTGATAAAGGCTTTGAAAAATACGTCGGTCTCGGATGGAACATGAAAAAACGACAGCACAGCCTCTGCCTGATTAGCAAGACCATCGGTGGTTGCCGGACTAAGATGACCAGCGTCAGGGCCGTCATCCAATTGCGATCCTAGCGTAATGTTTTTGTAATTTTGCTGTTTAAATATTCCTTGAGACATTTACTATATTTTCCTTTCTCAGATTATGACGGTCGTGCCCTTTCCTTGTATTCTTCTTTTAAATTCGTTATCGACCGCCACAACCGCCTCGCTAGCCATTTGCTTGCCGTCAATATATACTTTAACATCAATATTTGTATCTTTTTGGTTTTGTGCCGCCATTTGTGGTGCTGGCGCTGTTGTTGCATTATTGTTGGCGGCAGCAGCGGTGACCATTACGGCTGCTGCTCCAAGTTTCAATGTATCGACGCCGTTGATGGCGTCCATAATAGTCTGAATATTAGTAGCAACTCCATCGGATGTGACTCCTACATCTACACCACCCATTTTTGATAACTCTTTAATGGTATCTGTATTAATCTCATTCAGCGCGCTAGCAACAGAAGATATTCCAGAAGCCATTGCAGCCAAACCAAGACCCGCTGCTGCAAAGCCAGCAGAACCAAGCACAAGTGTGCTAACGAAACCTGTAAAGAGTGCTGTATTCTCGGCGTTCATTGCGCTAAACATCGATGCAAGACCCTCTCCCATATATCCGATACCAGCGGCTGCTACGCCTATACCACCACCAATCAATAATATAGCAGCACCAAGACCTAACATTGGGGCAAAGGCAGCCTTACCAGCAACAGCGAGTCCTACAAGGGCGACGCCGAAGATCAGCATCGTGCGCATTAGTGCGTTAATTGCTTCATTAAGTCCAGAGATCTGCTCCGCACTCAATGACGAAAAGGCTTCAGCCAAGTTTGCTAAACCATTTGCAGCAAAACCAATTCCGGCAGCAGCCATACCAATAGCCGCACCAAATGCGAGCGTTGGTCCGACTAGTTTGGACATGCCTGTGGATGCAATTGGTGCGCCTTTTCCGAGAACAACAAGTTGTGCTACCCACATACCAAGAGCACCGGCACCCTTAAGAACTGTAAGTGCGATAAAACCATATAATATCTTATCTAAATGCGGTATCAAAAAAACAACAAATTTTGTAACATTAACAATACCCTTACCAAACCGTTGTATCGCCTCTTCATTTCCTTCCAGTTGTTTTACTAAGCCTTCGAAAACATCAATAAGAGGCGTAACAACCGGTATCATGCTAGCAAGTAGAGACTTAAAGCGCTCTTGAATATTTTGAATTGATTTTGTTCGTTCTTGAAGAGCAAGAATCTCATCTGATGATTTCTCTGTTGCTCCTGCTAGTGTATCAAAGTTCCCAGACATTAAAAGCGCGAGATCAGCGGTACTTTCAATACCTTCGATAGCGTTAACATAGAATTTCTTTTCAAAGTAATCCATATCGTCAAATGTCTTACCTGTTCTCAACACAGCATCACGGATCATCTCAAAGCGCTTGGCTGGCTCTTTCGCCATCATAAGATCCATAGCATTAACAAAGTTACCGCCTAGCGCAGCGTTAAGTCTACCTGCGGAGGTGGCGGCGTCCTCAAAAGTATCAAAACCGTCTGAAATTGCTATTAGTTTTTCTATTTGCAAGCCGGTTGTCTTTGAGACAACAGCCAGATCTTTAAAGGCATCCACACCAGAAGCACCAAATGCAGCCACTTCATCTCCAGCGGTAACAAAATCTTGAGCCATCTGTTGTGGAGTTACTCCAATTTGCATTGCTAGGGAGTTTAAGTCTCTACTAACTGCTGCGGCTTCTGCACCGCTCAATCCAAACGCCTTTACTCCAAGTTGAGTGGCTTTTGCGTAATCAGATAGGCTAACACCCTGCTTCTCCAGCAAAGCGCCTGTATTCGCAATGTCGCGCTGGTTTTGTTGAGACATAAGAGAAAACTCGGACATCTCGCCGCGAAGTGCAGTGTGTGCTTTATAGACTTCATCTACTTGCACACCATAGAAAGCCATTGATTGAATATCGCCGCTAATCGCCTTAGCCATTTCTTCGGAAGCGCCAGTTGAAGCCATAAAGGACTTTGCTGCTTCATCGGTCTTGAATGCTAGGCTAATCATTGTATCTATAAGACCAAGTGCGACACCCTTTAGGGCGCCTATCGCTGCTTTTTGAAAGCCAAGTTGCCTTACTTGCTTAACCATACTAACAATATTTTGTGTATTTACCAGACTGTGTGTTTCATAGACTTGCACGAGTCCTTTCATTGTGTTAGTGAGCGATTCGGTTGAGGCTATTTTTTCTTCGTCTGCTTTTATTGCTTTTTCAGTCTCTTCAATATATTTTTGTTTTTTTGCTATTAACTTTTTTACTGCTTCCTCTTGAGCGGCAGTGTACAAATTATTTTTCTGATTAATTTGAAGTGTGATTTGTGCTATTTCTATTTCATTTTTTGCTTGATCTATGCCTATTCTTCTTTGCTCAGCCAATTTTTTTTCAGAGTCAGCCATTGCGTTGGCCACTTGCTCTTGGCGTTCGAGGGCATCTGATGTTTCCTTAAGGCCAGCGAGGTACTTATTTAATCTGTCGATAGATTCGGCGTCTCCAGTGGTAGCACCCGTTCCGGAAGCGCCAGCAGCACTATTAATAGCGCCAATGATAGCTGCTTTAATTGCTTCTAAATCTGCTCTATTGATAGCCACGAAAAAGTTCCTTACTCAATAAATAGTAGCCACAAAAAAAGACAAGGTTTTACCCTTGTCCATATTTTTTGCTAAATGTTTGCGGCATTTGCGGCTGATTGCTATCAGACAATGTGTATGACTGCGAGTTTCTTCCGCCTTTGCTCTTAGAGGCATTTTCTATTGCTTCTTTTTCTGCTTCTAGTTGTTTTACTAGCCTCTCAACAAACCACTTACGCAGACCTATAGGTAGGTTATATGCTTCCGATAATGACCAGCCTCCTGAGTATTTTAAGAAGAAGAACTGCTCATATACGTTCTCCATATAATCAGGTGTTAGGCCAAAAAAAGTCTGCCGTAAGTGGCACCTCCAATTCACTTTCGTAATCACACTCTGAACATTCAAAGTGTTGAGTTAAATCAACGTTAGGGCTGGCTGCCTTATACGCATTACGAAGGTGACGCACGTCTACTGATGGAATGTTTTGTACAACATAGTTGACTGCCTCTGATGTTGTATTTCCGTTAACTGCTACAATCATATTAACAAGTTGTCTTGTAACGTTCTTCTCGTGTGTTCGCTTGTTCTTGCGATCAAGTTCGATACCTTCAAGAAGAAACTTCTCATCTGCTCCCGTCATGATCTTGAATGTAATTTCTAGACCTGTTCGGGGGAGACGAGTAACAAATGTTCCGTTGCCTGTGGGGGTTGTGTCCATTCCTTCGTCGGCTAAGTCGTCTCCGGAGTAAACACTGGCTTTGTTTAAGTCAAAACTGTACTCTTGTGCTGTTGCGCAAGAAGGACACGTGACTTTTGTGTTGTAGTCGTTGCCATATGCTGAAATACGCGCTGCAATAATGAGCGCGTTTCTATCACCGACCAATAAGCTATCAGCGTTGATGCTTTTATCGGTAATAATGCTGCTAAGAACTCTGTCCAAAGCAACTCCCTTTCTAAGCAATGACCTAGAAGTCAGCATATCCTCTTCTTTTGCGGTCATTTGCTTAATTTCGATTGAGTCTCTGCCGTGCAAGGGATGCCCTACTGGGTAGAAGGCACCTCTTGAAGGTAGATCCACGATCTCCGTTGGAATGATGAACGAAAAGTCACCACTCTCTGTGTTTTGAGCTAATTGTTGTGGCTCGGCAGTGTCTGAAGTAAACTGCGAGCCCAACCTATCACTATTTCTTGACAATATACACCTCTTTTGAAATATTGTGTGAGACTATTATAGCATGTTTAAATGTTGTGTTGTACTATGATTGGAAAAATGTGCTTTGACCATCACCAGCGGTAGCGCGTGAAGGACCACCGGGGGTTTGAAGTCGTGCCCAGTCGTATCTGATCTCAAGGGTCATCTCAACCAAGTCATCATTTCCATAAGCCATGTCGCCATACTTCACGGTTGTAATGAAAGCGTTCCAAAGAGTCCACTTCTCAATCTCGTTACCGTCGCCATCAATTTGTGAGATGTAAACTGCACCGAGAGCGCCTGCTGCTTTTGCCTTCGACATAGTACCGAGTGAGTTCGGGTTAGAAGGAGGGTTGTAGCCAGAAAGGTTAACAATATCTGAAAGTGTAGCGGACATGTCGGGATCACGGGGATCAACAAGAGTCATACTAATCGGATCCCAAGTCACGGTACCAGGATAGTAGAACGTGTGGTTCAAGTATTGGTGCTCCGATGTAGCAACAGAAAAGGACGGCTTGTTCACTGATTTAGCATACCAGAGAAGAGAACCTCCTTGTGGCGCACTAATTCCTGTGAATTCTACCTTGAACCTAAACTGACGCTTAGGATCTTTGAGTTCGGTGTTTTCGGCAAAGTTGTCTGACCAGAATGGCATTTTAATTGGCTCCTATATTCAATTTTAAATAGTATTCAGATTATTTTTAGTCATCAAATGATGCGCCGGTAGAGGCAATCACGAAGTCGATCGCAATGTATTCGATCGCACGTGCTGGCTTCACCATGATTTTCGCATACATGATGTTTTGATCAATAAGATCAGGGGTTGTTGTTGACTCATCAAGAATCAACTTGTAGTCAGAGATACCGAAGTTACTCTTAACATTGGCAAGGAACGGCTCAACGAGACCGGTGAAACGGTTCCATGTAGTTTGTACATTCTGCTCGAAAAGAATGTTGGTAGAGATTCTGGAGATTTCCTTCTTGAGGTAGATAACCAGTCTTCTCACGTTGATTCTATCAAGTGCAGATTGACTTTCTTGGAGGGTTTTCTGACCGAATACCACAATTCCGGTTGATGGGAAAGAGGCGATCGGGTTGATGTTGGCTTCGTAAAGAAGATCT